CGCCGGTGCTGCCCATCGCCTTGGTGTGCCGCTGGATGGCATCGCCACCGTCACGATCGACCATCCATGAGCGACATCCGCCACCGCATCGAGCAGCTGCTGAGCGACACCAGTGCGTTCACAGCTGGTCAGACTGAGGAGCGCCAGCGGATCCGCCAGCTGATCGACATCCGCATCGATCAGCTGTGCGGCACCGTTGGGCTGCGCAACCGCCAGCAGCTCTGCGCCGAGCTGCTCCACATCCGTCAACTCCTCGAACCATGAGCGAAGCAGTCAAGCTTGACCAGATGCGCGTCGACATGATGGACGCGCTCTATGAACGCAGCGGCCGCACCTGCAGCACCTACACCGGGCTGTGGGAGGAGTTCTGCCGCGACCTAGCGGCCAACTTCCGCGACACGCCATATCCCGAGCTGCTGGCCCGCGTGGTACGCGCCATTGATGCCACCGAGTCGGTGATGACACAGAAGAACGCGCAGCAGGCGATCGAGGTCTGCCGCCAGCAGCTGCTCGGGGATAAGTGGCGATGAGCCGGCCGTTCAAGCGCGGTGAGGAGAATGTCGCCGTGATCCTTAGCGAAGAGCTGGTGCGCGAGCTGCGCCAGCTTCGCGCTGAGGGGCTGAGCTATCAAAAACTTGCTGATCGCTACGAGATTGACAAAAAACACGCATGGCGCATCTGTCAACGCATCGCATGGAGCTGGCTCGAATGACCGACCCAATAAACCCATTGCACTACCGCCGCGGCCCGGTCGAGGCGATCGACGTGATCGAATCCGCAATCAGCGATGCCCCCCACATGGTGCCCGCGTACCTGCAGGGCCAGGCGCTGAAATATCTGCTGCGCATCTGGTGCAAGGGCAACGCGCTTGAGGATGCCCGTAAGTGCCAGTGGTATCTCGCCCGTCTTATCGCCAAACTGGAGGGATGATGACTCGCCTGCCTGGCTTGAATCTGATCGAGCGGCTGGCGCTTCGCATCCTGTCGCGCAGTCGCAACACCGGATTAGTGGTCGTTAAGCCCTATGGCTATGGCTGCATCTATGTGGCATCAGATGGCACTGACCCAGTGGCTGCCTATGTGACCGATGGCCCGGATGAACCAGCCAGCATGTTGCTCGAACGCATCTATCACCAGCCTGCTGCTGGTGAGGCGGAATGATCAGTCTGCACGGCGGCCGTTTGTTGCTGCTGTGCAGCCGTACTGACCGCACTTGGCACGCGCGCGTGGTGCTCGGTCCAAAGCCTGAACATCAGATCGAGATGGATACCGGTGCAGTGCAGCTGCAGGCAGCATTGATCAAAGCGCAACACATCTACCAAGCTGCGCGCGCAAGGCTGCGTCCTGCTGGTGAGCCATTGATGTGTTGGGATTGCCAGCATTGGCAGATGCGCCATCAGCGCTGCGGGCTCGAGTTGCCAGAATCAAAGCGTACCGGTGGCCGCTATGCGGCCAGGTGTGAGCTGTATGTTCGGCCCGGAAGTTATCAGCCGCACTGATCGAGACGGCGGCTACATCGAAACCCTCATGCCCGTGCATGGTGAGGTGTACTACCGCAGCTGCGTCGGTGGGATCTGCCGCTACTCGAGCGACCTGTGGCAGGCCGAGCTCTATCTCGATCACCTGTTAGGTCGCTAATGCTTCAGGATGTCCTGCTGCTGATGCTGGAGTACTGGGCGACGTGCCTGATCGCGCTGTGGGTGTGCAGCAGGATCCTGCCGTGATTGTGGTGACCGGTGGCTGATCCTCACGCGGTGTCAGCCTATTGCCCGCAGCCGGCCTCTACGGGAACGCCTAGACCCTCAGAGAGTTCTAGGCAGCCAAATTAGCGCCTTCCGCGATCCATTGCACGATCGCCCATTCGTTCAGTGCAGACCAGAACGGCTGCGCTCTGTACCAGTCCACCCATGCCTTATGCCCTTTGCTGGAGTTGCAGCCAAGGCAACAGGCAACCATGTTGCTGCGCACCGTAAGCCCGCCATGCACCTTAGGCACCACGTGATCAAGCGTTGGGCTGCGTCCTAGATCATCACCGCAGTATGCGCATCGGTAGCTCCACGCCAGCAGGATCTGATCACGCGCTGATCGCCGTGTGACCAGCCTGGTGCCATCAATGTGGTGCCGATCCACAGAGATCCTCAGGCACCGGCACGCAGTTCACTTCGATATCGATGATGTCTTCATCGGATCGGACATGCTCGGCGATTTGACTGTAGACATCACCAGGTATGTCATCAGCTGGCGTGTTTGATCGGATGAAGATCTTGGCGGAAACCTCTAGGTAGTAACCGGGCATGAGCTGACCGCCGCTTGGTGCACGGTAGCGGTCGCAACCGAGTCTCACGAGATTACAGAATTGCTACGGGATTAGCCAGCAACATTCGCGCTAGCGTCCCGCGATGCAATACATCCTCCGCATCGGCCCGTGGCATATCGGGCCATTCACCACTCATCAAGCCGCCAGTCACTTCGCCGAATCACACGGCTGCGACGATTACACCATGATTCCCATGGATGATCCGGCCGAGGCACCCGGCAAGATCTACCGCTTGCGCATGGCGCCGCTTGCTACCCCTTGGATGCGGTGACGCCAAGGTCTGCGTTATATCTTCCGGTTTCCGCGTAGCTGCGCTCCACGGTGCCACTGACCAGCAGGAACTTCATCTGCCCAATCCGCAGACCAGGCCAAATCGGCAATGGATGCAGACGACGTTGATTGCGCAGTTCCATCGTGAGCCTGCTGCCAAACCACCCTGGATCTGCCCATCCGGCTTCGGCATGATCCCATCCCTCGCGTGCGCGGCTCGACTTCAAAACAAACTGAGCGCCGACGTGATTTGGCAGATTGAAGATCTCCTGAGTTTCAGCCAGGAAGAATTCGCCCGGCTGGATCCAGAACGGGTCATCTTTGCTATGGCCATGCAGCTGCACCTTCTGTAGTTCTGGTGTGCTGGCCACCTCCATCATGATCTGACCGCCGAGGGTCACGTCATAACTGGCTGGGTTGAGCTGCTCCTCGTTGTATGGCTGCAGCATTGAATGCTGCTTGCACAGCCGGCGAATCTCGTGGTCAGGTACCAGCACAGGCGCTCAATAATCCCAGCGAAGTTTAGGCCGGCCAGAGCGGATGCCTAGATGCACGAATCCTTTGTATGCGCCATAGCCAAGCGAAAACGGCCAATGCTTATCGCACCAGTTCTGCACCACGTAAGTGTCCTCACCATCGATGTAGAAATCAACTGCGCCACATCCCGGCTGATACAGATGCTCGCTGCCGCTGGCACCACCGGCCTGCCGGTTGATCGCCTCAGGCCGATAGCCGGATGTGATCACGATTGGCCGTCCGCCGAACTGCACGCGCACGCGCTCGAGGAATGCTGCTAGCTCTGCAGCAATATCGAGCTGCCCCTGATTCTGGAATCTGCGCGCCTCCTGATCCAGCGCGAATTCTCCCAGCCTGATGTGAGGGGTGATGCGTGCCGTGAACGGACTACCAGGACGCAACTTGGCGGTCTCTGGTTCGGCTATGGCTTGATGCTGGCCCCAGAGTTTGCCCTCAGCGCGGCGACGGCGCAGCAGGCCAGCCTCGACGTTGCTGCCAGGATTGCGGTAAAGCTCGAGCGCTGCGGGCACTCCTGCCCAGTCACGGTCACGCAGGCACTTGCTGATGGTCTCAAAACCAGCAGTGCCGTAAAAGCCAGAGCCGAGGTTGTAGGCGAAGCTCACCAGCGCCGAGCGCTGATTGTCATCCATCACATTCCAATGCGGGATGGTGCTGCGCAGCTTGTCAGCGATGCGATCCACCTCAAGGCGCAGCAGCATATCGGCCTCGATGACGTTGATCTTGTCGCCACGCTTCACTGACGTGCCATTGCTGTAGCGCGTGGTGCCATAGCCGATCGTCCACGGGTCGCCGCCTGATAGCGGGTCAGGGTATGCAGAGAGGTGGCAGCCCTCGAACTCCTTAATCAGCGCGATAGCGGCAGCTAGATCGGTTTGCTTGCCGTCTTGGCTCCATGTCTGGAACCAGTCCCGATCGCGCCGCATCACTGCGTCGTAGGTGTTGGCAGCCAGCTCAGCCTCTAGCTGCTGAATCGCAGCAGCCTGATGCGGCAGTGCTTTGTAGTACTTGAACAGCTGTTGCAGCGTGATCGGTGCATCGTTTGCCATGACTCAGCGGCGCTGCTTAGGAAATGCCAGGCGCAGCACTTGAAATAGCAACTGCAGCCAGCTGTTGGATTTCAGCGGCGAGACGGCAATGATCTCAGAACCTGCCGCAACCACGATGGCAATCACCGCAACGGTGGTGGCGTGATCCATGGCTAGCCGGCTGGTGGTCGTGCTTCCAACTTAGAGACGCGCTGCTCCACCGTCGATAGGCGTCCGAATGTTTCCTTGCGATCTTCCTTCATATCAGTGTGAAGCACCTCAAGCTGTGAGGCGATGTGCTCCACAGCTGAGGTGAGTCTGATCACGGCTTCGCGGGCTTCATCTGATTTGCGGCTGAAACCAGCAGCGCCCATGGCTGCGACGGAAATAGACGCGCCGGCAATGGCTGCGATGACTTCGATCATGGCGCCATGGGGCTACCCCTTCAGCTTACCGACCCTGCCCGCGTAGGGGTTTCTTGCCGCGGCGCCGGGGCCGGCTGCGTTGGCCGAACCCTTGGCGCGTGGTCTTGGGCGGCCCGGCCTGATGATCGAGCCGCGCGGTGCCGGTCTTGGCTTTTACTGCCACGGCAGACCTTGACCGGTGACGGGCTGGCGCTGCTGATCCAACTGCTGCTGGAGTGCAGCCTCAATCTCGGCGACCTTCT